CATAAATCGTATACGACGAACCCCATGCCCCTTCGACTAAGGTTTTCCCCCTGATTTGCACGCCTTGCGTATAGCAGACCCTAACTTCTCCGTTTTGCCGCCGGATATATGAAGGGAATAACGCAGCCGCCGATACCAGCGGGGCGGCCTCCGACCAGCCAGTTCCATCATTTGTTTTTTCATACAGATAACCGGTTGCTGTTCCTTGGTAAGCAATCCTTCGCGCTCCGTCCGTAGTCTGCAAATAAGCGGGGTAAGCCGAATCCGCCTCAACAACGGGGGCTTCGTCTCCATAGCCACTTCCTGAATCAAGCCGTTCGACGATATATTTTGAGCCATTCAGCCGATACCCAATGTACACGCTTCCATCGCTCATCGGACAATAAGCTGGGAAGTATGCAGAGGCATCGCTTACGTCAATTTCCGCGCCCCACCCCGTGCCGGTGTCCCTGCGTTCAACAACATGGCCGTCCGAGGTCCTGCGATATGCGATTCTTTTTTCTCCGCTCGCTAATTCCGTTTGCGCGATGGTGTATCCGATGGTTACGCCGAGCTCGGTTTCAGCGGCTCCTATACCAGAAATAGGAGCCCTGAAATCACCGTCAACAAGGATTGTCTCACCTACCCCAAGCCGTCCGAATCGTCCGCGGAGCACCTCATCAGATGCGGGACTAGTATCAGGAGCGTCAATAAAATCAATACGCCCGGCTTTAATTTCAATACAGCGCCGTTGTACGCCTTGCCCATCATATACTCTCGCCCCTCCTGTAAGCGTTAATTGCTGCGCAAAAATATACGCCGAAATAATCGATGTCGCGTAGAGCTTTTCGAAGATCGCATTCGCCGCCGCGACGACCGTCCCCTGAGCGCTCGCCCACTCCGCCGCATCGGTGAGGATGTACACGTTGCCCCACACCGTTTTCCAGAGCGGGTGCGCTGATGTCATTTCCGCCCACGCAGAGCCAGTGAAATATCGCATGACGCCGCCACCCTCGGCGATCGTGTTGGTGTCGAAGTAGTGATCGTCCGGCTGAATCTCTCCAGTCGGAGCCGTTGAGAGCGGTCCCCAGTACAGAGGCGCCGCGCTCGGGTCGGCGCTCACGCCTACGATCTGCTGCTCGTAGAGGATCGTCGTCCCTCCGGCTTTGTAGAGCCGGCACCGGATCAAGGTGATATTAGATCCCTCGTACGTTGACGCGATATCCGTTTCAGCATGTGAGTATTCATCAGCGTCGGATGCGTAAATAGCATGGTACGTCGTCCCGTCAGTCGTCACTTCTATGACGAAACGGCCCGAATAGGAGTCATTGTTATCCGAGTAGTACGCAGTGAGGGTGAGAGCATTCGGGCTCAGGTCTCCAGACCGCGCACGCAGGAGCCGATTCGAGGATGCCGTCATCCGAATCGACGCCTCGTGTGCGAGCATGACGTACACCCACGCCTCGGTCGCGCCGTCGTACCTCCAGAGAGAATTCGTCGTCGTCTCCTGACAGAGGAGGCCATCGTACACCGGCGTCACCGTCGTATGATCTTCAGCTACTACTAGCGTCGGCGGAGGCAGCGCCGACGGCGGCGAGACCTGGGGCACGCTCGGAACCACAGTAGCCGGCGCGAACTTCGGCACCTTACTGATCTTCGACTCGAACGCCGGGATCGATCCCGTGTCCGCGGTGAAAACAGCGGGTGCGTGTTCCATCATCGTCAGCCGGACCCTGAGGTCGTCGAGGATTTCCATGCCGATGACGATGCAGTCGACGTTCTCGTAGCCGACCTCACCGAACATGAAAAGATCTCCGATCGCGGGCTGTCCGAGCCCCGGGCTGATCGGGATGTCGAACGTCAGCGTCCTATTGTTTCCGGCGACCGTCGTCACGTCCGCGACCACTGGCGCCTCTCCGGTGGCGAGCCTGATCGTGACGCGATAATCCTTTCCCGCTTCCATCGGGCAGTCGTTGTCCACCGTGATCGCGAGGAGGTCGTCGTCTACGTTCAGCGTGACCCCTGAAACCCTGCCCGCGGCAAGGCCCCACATCGGCACGTCATGGAGCACCTTCACCAGGTCGCCGCGCGTGCACACGAGGCCCTCGAAATCCATCTCCACGGTGTGCGTTTCCGGACGGAGCTTGTTGCACGCGATCATGTACCGGCCCTGCCGCCAGACGTGATCGTAATCGGTCAGCCCCCAGAGGTCGATCTTTTTGAAGATGGTCGCATTCGCCGCGGTGTAGCCGTCGTCGTAGACGATGCACTCGTCAGCCGCCCAGCCCTGGGCCGCGTTGATGAAGGCTATCCTTAGCGCGTGCGGGCGCTCGGTAAACTTCTTGGCGATGGTATAGTTCTTGGAATTGCGTGGGGTGATATGCTGAACCACCGTCGTCCGCTCAATGTCCTGGACGACGGAAATAAGCCCGTCCTTCTTCGTCAGGCTCGCGCGGGCGGAACTGCAAATCGTCCGCAAGATGTCGACGATGCGCGTGCTTCCCTGGATCACGGCATTGCACTCGAAGCCCTCGGTTTCGCACCAGGTATGCCATGCCTCAAGCGCGGCCCAGTCGATTTCGGCATCGGTTCGTGGGCGCGCGGAAACGCTCGACCTCAGCACGTGGAGGAAAGCCGATGCCGGGTTCGAGGTGATGCCCTCAACCCAATTCGAGGAGCCTGAGCCGCTGCCGTCGTAATCCGGGGCCACCATCTGCGCCTCGACGTTCACCTGGTCGAGGATGCCGTTCAGGGCCTCGGTCGCTTTCACTCTGAGCGCGAGCAGACAAATTTTCTTCCTCGCCGACTCCGATACCGGGCTGGCGGCGTTGCAGTAGCGGAACGCCGTCCACCGCACGCTGTCCATCGTGTTCGAGTCCGACGGCGCCTCCGTGATCCTCCGGACCCGTACCTCCCAGCCCTTGTCAGGATCCGGGGTGACGTTCTTGGACGCGGTGAAGCGCATCAGCTCCCGACGCGCGCGAGTAATCGTTGACGTCGCGCCGTCGAAGGTCCCGATCGTGAGCCATGAGGCATCGCCCTCAAGCCGGTACTCGGCCGCGAGTTGGACCGTCGCGTTTACGAGAGCGCCGTCGCTGTTGTAGGCGAACAGGCCGCGGTCAAAGCAGACGTCGACCGAAATATATCCGACGTTTTTCCCGGTCAGGCGTTGGATCGTCTCCGTGCTCTTGAGCTCGGCGTTGATGTTCTCCTCGCACATGGTATATGGATAGAGCGTCGGCGCGGTACCGCTCACGCGGTCCTGCCGGATCTCCGCCTCGACGATCCCGCTGTAGAGCCCGGTCGTGCAGTCGATGGCTCCGTTCCTGACATCGGCCGCGTTCGTCGCCACGAGTTGATCGCCGAACTTGATATTCTTCACCGAGAGCTCGGAATACCCGAGCACGTAGAGGAGGCGCACGTACTGATCCACGCCGTCGGTTCCACCGATTTCCGTGTAGCCGTTGGCGGCGTATGGCGGGGCCATCAGGTGCTTGCCGATGACGATAGGGATCTTCCCCCACCTCGTCGTCTTATTCGTCGCGCCTCGAATCGAATACACGTTGTCCGGGGTAGAGGTATCCGCTGCGAACCCGAGCGCGCCGTAGAGGGTTATGGTGGCGCCGGTGACGAAGCCCGCGACGCCGACGCCGATGAGGATGCCACCGAGGACGGGGTTGAACACGGCAAGGATCACGCCGAGGGCGACCGCGACCCATGACCAACCCGTGACCTTGTCGCCGGTGTCCTTGGTCGTTTCCCCGCGCGGGACGCTCCGGAGTATTACCTCGTCGCCGTCGTGGATCCGCTCCCCCGCCTTCACCGGGATGCCATTCACCAGGGCGCGCATCGTCACCATCTGGCTCGGATGCCGGTATTGCTTGATGAGATCCGCGACCGTCATCCCGTCCTTGAATTCAACATCCTCGACGACCTTTTTCACGTCGAAGGGGTTTCGAAACGCGGTTACCTTAATCGACACGGTATATCCCCCTGATGCGGCCGTGGAGCCTTGGCCTGTTCATGTCTTCGATCACTGGGCCCGTCGTGCTGTCGGTGTGGAGAATCCTGGTTTCGTCAACGAAAACCCCGCAATGGACCTCGAGCCCTCTTAGGGCAATGACCGCAACGTCGCCCGCGTGCGGCGCCTGGACCTCCGTCGCGGGCACACCGGTACGGATCGAGTCCGCCACCGGCGATATCTCGCTGGGATCGAGGGTTTCGTAGTCCAGAAACGGCGGGACATCCTTCCCAAACCGCTCCCGGAGCACCAGCCGCACGAGGCCGTAGCAATCGCACCCCGACCAATCCCTGCCGCCGGCTACGAACGGAATCTCGAGATATCGGTTACTCCACATCAGAATGCCCCCGGGAAGTCTTGCGGGGTGACGGTGATCGATCCCGCCTCGTCTTCCATGCCGTCGTCCTGCCAGGCCGTACCGGAGATCGTGTCCACGGTCGTGGTCACGTCCTTGAGCACGAAGGCGTTCTGGACCATTGCATCGGCCACGCCTACATCAGGCCAGTACGCGGCCACGATGCTGATGGTGGGGGAGGTCTCAAGGCCGCGGATGACCTCGGCGATATCGCGGTGGACGTTGCTGATGGTGATGCGCGCTTCACCGAGCGAGTCCTCGGTCTCGTCGGGGAGGTCGATTTTGAACGGCCACGCGGTGTAGACGTTGCCCTCGTAGGTGAGATCGACCGAGTTGTCGGTGATCCGTATCGGGTCCGCGAGGTCGGCGTGGTCGATCACCATGAGCACGGGCGTCGCGCAAGACGCCGTCGCCCTCGTCATCTCGCGCCAGGCTTCGAGCGGGATATTTCTCATGCTTAGCTCGGCATCCGCTCGAGCACGAGCGTGGCGACGTATTCTCCGGCCGCTTCAGGCGCCGGGCTTATCGATGGCAGGTCCAGCATGAGCACCTCGACTGCGGATCCGAGGATCGGGTCGGTCCAGTTGAATATCTCCGTCCCTCCGTTCAACGTCGTGTCCCAGAACGTCTCCAGGTATCCAACCTGCGCCGCGGTGAGTTCGAGCGTGATCTGGTAGGTCGCGCCGTTGGCGGTGCTTCTTCGGCGGACCTTGGGCGGGCCATCGTCGTTCTGCGAGATCACGCGCGAATCCTTCGGCGTCCTCGAGAAGCCGTTGGATGAGGGAGGCGGTAGCGTCGTAGGCCAATCGATAGCGGCCATCAGTTTCTCCTCGCGGGCAGTGGCTTCACGCCGAATCGCGAGCCCATCACCCGATCAGCGGATCCGCGGGCGATCGAGCTACCGACGGCTCGGTCGAGTTCGATTAGGAATTCTTTCTCACCCATGCCGTTCTGGGTCATGGTCGCGTTGCCTTCGAGCGGGGTTCCGGATTTGTTGTCGATGGTGACCTTGAACGATCCCGCGCCCGTCGATGTCATCGAGGACGCGGCCGCTTGAGCCGAAGCGCTCGCCCCGGCTGATCCGCTGGATGCGCTCGCCTGCCCGGCGTAGTAGTTGGCAACGCCCTTGCCGATTTCAACGAGACCCGACGCGAGAATGAGCGCGACGCCGAGCGGGACCTGGCCGGCGATGAGGCACTGGACGCCTGCGTAGAAGAGGAGGCTCGGAAGCTGGTTCAGGATCGTCGCGCCCATGTTCGCCAGGCTCGCGGCCATGTCCGCGTTCGCCGTCTCCGAGCCCATGAGCGCCTCGCCGAACTGCTCCATGATATCCAGGTAGCCCTTCTGCCCCATGGAGACGAGGAGGTCCTTCACGCTTTCCTCGAGCTCGCCCATGATCGCCAGCCGGTCGTCGGCTCGCTTTCGTTCGGCGGCGGCGCGCGCCTCTTCCTCCTCCGCCAGCTTCTTGGTCGCATCCTCCGCGTCCTTCATGGTCTTCACATACGCCGCGAGGCCTTCGTCGGTGTTGTAGCGGTAGGTGATCTCGTCCTGGAGGTTCTTGTTCAGCCGCTCCCGCTCTTCATTGAGCTTTCTCAATTCCTCGGCTTCGCGCCGGAGCCGCTCCGCCTTCTCCGCGCTCGTCTCCTCTTTCGCGGTGGGAGGCGTCGGAGCGGGAGCAGGCTTCGGCTTATTCCTCCCGGCTTTCTCGTATTGAGCCTGTAGGGTTAGGAGCGAGTTGCGGAAATTTTCCATTTCCTTGAGTCGCTCTTTCCAATCCGTTCCCATACCGGGGACGTAATCCTGCCATCCCCATTTTTTCACGTCTTCCTTGAGCGCCATGAGCTCTCGGTTGGCGGCCTCGAGAAGCATGGACGTCTCGGATTCGTTCAGGCTTCCGGTGAGCCATTTCGCCATTCCGGCCTTTATCGCGGCATCGTCGTTGACCCGCTGCGCCTGATCCTTGATGAAGTCGTTGAACCCGCTTTCTTTCGCCAGAGAACCCATGAGAATGCCGAGGGATTCCTTGGCGTCGTCCATTGCCTCTTTCATCTCGAGGAAGGACCCTGCGGCCGTCTTCGCCGCGTTGGCCGATGCGCCTCCGACTTGATCCGCGAGCTCCTTCATCATGATCTTCTGAGCTTCCGCGGCGCGTCCGGTCGCGTATAGATTTTTCATCATGTCTTCTTGATCTTTTGTAAATACAATGCCGGCTCGCTTGAGTTGGGTGATGCCCTCCTCCTCCCGCTTCGCGGCCTTAGCGATGGCCTCTGCATATTGCTTGACCGAGCCGCCTCCAACCTGGGCGAGATCGGCGGAAAGCCGTATCACCTCCTTGAACGTTTCTCCGGTGAAGGTTTTGTATCGCATGAGCGATGTCTCGGCGTCCCTGATGGCGTCGTCATCGAACAGGGTAGAGCCGGCGAGTTGATCCGCAAGCTGGACCAGTTCCGACGTCGTGACCCCGGCGACGCCTCCGGTCGCCTGAAGTACTGACTCGAAGTTGGTCATGCTCGCCTGCGCCTCGGCTCCGGCCATGACGAGTTCATCCATCGCGCGGACCGCGGCCTGGACCTTCGCCGCGAACATCTGTACGGCGGCGACGGGGCCCTGCATGATCGACTGCATTTCCCGGAACTTGTCCATCATGGACTTGGCGGACTTCTCGGTCTTGGTGGCGGTGGTTCCGAGTTTTTCGAGTTCGAGCCTTCCGGACACCACGCCCTTGGAATCGATCTCAAGGACGAGCTTCGATATGTCCGTATCACCCATTGTCCACCTCTGCCGGCTTGGAGCCGAGCCTATGCTTCGGGTTCGCGCGTTCGCCCATGTACGCGGCCGCGGTCGCATCCATGCGCATGAGCGCCTTCACGATGAACGGCGTCAAGGTTTCGCCCGTGACGCGCTCGTATGCCTCGACCTCGAGGTAGGTGAGACGCTCCACCTTGTAGAGGTCCCAAAACACCTCGTAGATTCTCTCAAGCCCCTCGGGGGGCTCTGCGGCGGCGAGCCGGGGGTCCTTGATCCCGTATTTCGCCGCCTGCCTCAACCTCGAACCCAACGGCACGCCGGAGGCATCGCCTGCCTGCGGGAAGGCGAGCTCCAGATTCGCCCGAACCGATCGCGCTAGTTCTTCGATTCGGGCTTCATAAAATTCTTCCGGTTCATAATGAACCGGTCGATCTGCTCCGAGATCAGCGGCACCGCTTTCAGGATCTTCACCGCGAGCTCGCGGAAGTAGTTGACGGGCTTCCCCTCCCACGCGACGTTCTTCCAGTCCATGATCGCGTCGGCGAGGTTTTCAACGGGATCGTATTCGTCAACGGCCTCGACCTTCTTCCCGCCAGCCTTCTTATTGGCGGCGTTCTCGATGGCCTTCGCCATGCGCGCGGTCGTCATGCGCTTGAACTCTTTCGAGTCCTGCCCGTGCAGGAGGAAGGCGCATTCCAGCGTTTCGCCGTTGGGCCCGACGGGATGGAACCATACCCCGGTCTCGGCCATGTCGATCGTGCTGAAGGCGCTGAGATCTACCGGCCTCGGCGCCGGAACCGCGCAAGTTTCTTCGCTCATAGATCACTCCACCTCGAAGATGAGATTCGTCAGCGCATTTTCCTGACGGTAGGCCTGGAACGACATCGTGATGCTGATATCGTCTTCCGCGAAATTCTCTCCCTGGTCGACGTACTTCACACCGGGCAGGTAGATGACGAACTTGTGGCTGTCGTTGTCGACGCACTCGATCTCGAGGCTGGTTTCGGTCTCGGCGTCGAACTTGTTGGCGAGAGTGGCGTCGATCAAGTAGAACGACACGCTGCCGGTGACGTTCGAGCGCCCTTTCCCGAGCCGGTAGGCATCCGAGGAGCCCAGGACCGGCTTCGGGTTGACGCCGTTCGCCACGCTGAGATTGAGCCCGGTGAGGTAGCCGATGACCGCCCCGCCCTCCTTGATCGTTCCCGTGAACGAGTCCATGCCTTCGCTGGTCGCGGCGGCGTTCACGGCGGAGGCTATCGAGGACGTACCGAGTGAGGTCCGGCCCTTACCCGTGAACTGGAACGCGCCCGTTATCATCTTCTCGGGCTGGATCTCGAGGCTGAGTTGGTCGGCCACGAGGCCCGTCGCCACGCGGTAGAGCGGGGTCGTGAGATCGCCGAACGACTCCTCGACGGTGAGGGACTTCTCGGTGGTGCCGGTGCAGATCTGCTTGCGCCGGGCGAAGGTGCCGCCGGTGGCGAGGACCTCGTCGGTCAGCGTCGCGCCGCCGATGGTGAGCTTCGTCGCGGTAAGCGCGGTGATTACGCCGCCGACGACGTTGTTCGCCGTCTCCACGAATCCGGTCACCGAGATCCGGTCGCCGACCGCGAAGCCGTCGGAGATGAACGATCCCGACGCCCTGGTGTAGCTGGAGTCGTCGTGCTCGACGGTGCAGGACACGGAGAGCGCGACCGAGAGCGCCGCCTTCCAGGTGTTGAACATGACGCTCGAGAACTCGTCGTCATGGCTCCCATGCGAGAGCTCGAAGGGCAGATTCAGGGACGAGCGCTTGTTTCCGAGCCTGAGGAACGGGATCTGCCTGTCGTTCCTCATCTCCGCGGACACGAGGCTTCCGCGAGCCAGCTTCAGACCGTCGCCGCCGGTGTTGCGCATCGGCGTCAGGGTCGGCGTGCTCGGGGTCGTCCCCCACACGTTCTCTATGATGCGGTGCAGTGCCCGCCTGCTTCCATCGGCCATATCGTCCTCCCCTCCTAGTTCGCGATGTCGGCCCGGAACTGAATTCTCACGGGCACGTGGTACCAGCTATCCTCTTCAATCGGCGTCATCACCGATGCCTTCTGCACGACGACGTTCACCCCCGACTCCGTGAGCACCGTCCCCCGCTTAAAGCAGGAGACGATGCGCTCGCCCTCCTCAATCGCGGGGCCATCCCCGAGCCCGATAGGGTCGAAGACGTCGATCTGAAAAATGCCAACGTGGCGATTGCGCGCCGTTGTCGAGATCTCGGGCGTCGTAGGGATCCCTGGGATCAGCGTCGCCCGGTACCACCGCACCCCGGCCGTCGGCGTGAAGTTGATTCCGGGCCATGCGACCGAAGCCGTCGGGACTGCCGCGCCAGGGCGTGCCGCGGTGAGCCGCGGGTTCAGCGCCTTCAGCGGCTCGCCGC